TTGATACAACATCTAAGTTTGACTTTGAAAAGTTTTATTATGCGTTAAGGGTTGGGGAGTTAAACGGAAGTGCAAAAGCTATATACAACAGTACAGGATCATTATACGGCAGTTCATCATATGGCACAGTGCCATCCCACCTATATACAGTGTGGTTGAGTGGATCACGCGCATTAGAATTACGCTTTAGACCAGAAAGTGGTAGCACAACGGCAAGGCAAACCCTATTACAAAATGTACAAAACAACTCATCATCATTTCAGATAGACATAGAAAAGGGTGTAACTGAAAATGTAATCTTTAGTATAAGTGGTAGCACAGGTGTTCACAACCTAACAGTATCAGCATCGTTATTTGATGGCAGATTTAATCAATTAGCAATTAACAGAACTACCAATGCTAACCAACAGACCTATACCGTATACATAAAGAAAGCAGCATACGGAAAGATCACAGAAACATATTCAGGTAGCCTAACCTTACCAGCATCAAGTGGATCATTCTCAGCAAGCTGGGATAATTTTGGTACTTTATACATACCAGGCTCTCCAGTATTAACAAACAAAGATTTTTATGGTGATATACAAGAGCTACGATTCTGGTCAAGATCTTTACAAGAATCTGTAATCGACAATCATACACTAACTCCAACGAGCTATGTAGGAAATACAGACTTACTGAGTTCTGGAACAACAGCAAGTTTTGCTGACCTTAAGTTTAGAATAACTTTAGGAACAGATACAAATAGACCAAATCTATATACATCAGGAAGTAGATTATCACAACAACCAGACCAGTTAACAAGCACCATTATAAACTTTGATTCTTTTACAGGATCGTTGGGTAATTTTTGGATACCAATCGAGGAAACTAATTATCTAGAATGGCCAGACTTAGCAGCCAACCGTTCTGTTAGTAATAAAATTAGACTTGATGCAAACAGGTTAGTTGGAACACAATTATACCCAAATACATCAGTTCAAAGATCGGCACAAGATAATGCACCAATCGATAGTCCAAGACTAAGTGTTGCATTATCACCAACAATGGAGATAAATAGAGATATAGCTGAACAGTTTGGTGGAATAAGTATAGATGACTACATAGGATCACCAGCATATATCTATGAAAGCTCTTATGGGGATTTAGAAGATTTAGAAAGATTATACTTTAAGAAATGGACGGGAAGATATAACACACAAACTTATATCAACCTATTAAAACACTACGACTCAGCCTTATTTACTTTATTAGAAAAATTTGTACCGGCAAGGGCAAACTTCCAGTCAGGTCTAGTAATAGAGAACCATTTACTTAAACGTAACAAGATTAAGATGTATAGCCAACCTACACAGGAGGCTGCACACTATAGCTCATCAATTGAGATTCCAGATGTTTATACGGTAGGTGGTGCAATCCAAGATGGAGACGCAGAACCATTCCGTGATATGCCTGGATATGTTAAAGATGGTGTAATTGATAGACCATATGTTATCCTAGATGGTACATTCTATGGAGAGGAGTATGAAGCGGAAACTATTAACGGTACTTTAAATAGACCAATAGTAATACCAACAGCAAAACAAAACGAATATAACGAACAACAGATTCCAGAACAACCATCTGATCCAAATACAACATATGGATTAATAGATACAGCAATTACTTCATATGGTCGTGATAAGATAGATGGAACTCAATATAGGTTTAAGGCTTGGTATACAACTGGTAGTTCAACTATAAACTTTGGAAGCCAAGGTATACAAACAAATAAAAATGGCTTTGCATTACTAGATAGTATAGGAGAAGATTATTGGAATCCAATCCAACCAAATATAACCGGAAGCAGACCATCATCAGTATTTACTAATAACAACTTTCATGAAGACTATCCAGGTGATACGGATATATTTAGAGGTGCTTTAAGCTTTACAAACATACCTAACCGAGTAATTTTTACCGGTAGTGTAACTGGGTATAGCAGTTTAGCAATCTACGATACTTATGGATTTAGGTTTGTAACTCAAAGCGGAAACTATTTTGAATTGAACCCATCTAGATCATTAGCGCCTTTTGGAGGTCTTCCATCTTCATCAGGGCTATATTTTATAGGTGGAACTCAGTTTCACACAGAAAGCTATATAAAAATACCAGCTTTTTGGGAGTATGATGCATCAGTGGGTTCTAAGACTATGTACCAAATAGACTTTGAATTTGAGACCGTATTAGAGATGGTTACAGAGGATAGTGCAGGAGATGGACCTTTATATGATAAGATATCTGTAGGAGTTTTTCCAGGCTTCTGGGAAAACCAAGCTCTTTACTCAGAACAACCAACAGCCTTAGGAAGCTTCCGAGACTACTCTATTACGGTACCAATTACATCATCATTTTCGCTAGTAGCATTACAAAACCCACCATACAATCCAAATCCAGGTTGGGAGTATACACTAATAACAACCGAATCGGGAGGATTTGGACCCACCTACCGTGCACGAAAAAAGTTCTCTTTTCAAACAAAAGCGTATAGTCCATACTTATACATACAGGCTATACGAAATGAGGCATTCGGTATAATAGATAATAGTCCTGAGGAAGAGAGTTATACAAACGATGTCTACACATACTTACCATCATATTTTCCATTTAATACAAACTACTCAATTAGAAACCTAAAAATACGACCATTAATACCATCACAAATCCAAGATTACCACATGGCTGCGAATGGAGGAAGTATTGGTATACTAAATCAAAAATATAACGGTTGTAAACTGGTAAGTAATGGGTATAATATAGATAGTCCAGACACAATAGACAATGGACCGGTAATTTCCATATTTGAGACATCTCCAAACACATTAACTGCGAGACCAACAAATAGAAATAACTTAACTAACACATAAAACAAATTTGACACATATTTATAATAAAATAAGAAAATGGGATATTTAGATAACTCAACCGTAACAGTCGATGCCATACTAACCAATAAAGGTAGACAGATATTAGCTAATGGCGGACAGTTGAACATTACAAAGTTTGCATTGGCAGACGATGAGGTCGATTACGATCTTTGGAATCCAGCACACACATTAGGCACTAATTACTATGGTAAGGTGATTGAGGATATGCCAATCTTAGAAGCATTGCCAGATGAAACGCAGATGATGAGATACAAATTGGTAACCTTACCAAAGGATGTAATAGGTATTCCGGTTATCAGTGTATCACCATCAGCTATTACATTCACAAATATAAACGAAAGTAGTACAATCACACCTGCTACACTAAACCTAACAGGTGGAAATAGTACGGTAGGGTACACAGCAATCTTATCAGATGATACAGTATGCTCATTAGAGATTGCTCCAGGTGGTGCAGTATCTCCTACAGTACAGGCTGCAGATGCAAACGTAACTAGCTTTGTTGATGATGAAGTAGGTACAGTAACAACAGCAGGCCAGACAATAACAAGAGTTGGTACCAAGTTTTTACTAAGACCAAAATCTTTAACATCACCTAAGAATGCATTACTAACTATTATCGGTAATGAAACTGGTGGATTTAAAACCGTAAGCATAAGTGTAACAGCTACTGTTTCAACAACTGTGGGTGTAATTAATCCAACTTCACCAACAAACCAAGGTTAATCTTTAAAATAAAATAAAACATGGCAGAAGTATATAAATCATTTGGACCAGATGACATCATAACTGGAGATATTCAAACAGTGAGTCAACCATTATGGTCAGAAAATATGAATCCTTGGTCAGCAAGCTATTCTGCATCAGCAGGAATTGGCTTTTTTACATCAAGTGCACAAGTATCTCAATCAGGTAACTACCTTTTACAGATATATCACAGAGATCCAGTAACTGATCCAAATGCTCAAATACAGATGGCAATTGCCTATGGTCATAAAGCGGGTAGTGGATCTGTGGGTGATGCAAATACAGTAGGACAAAATGTAAATGATACACCAAGTAGAGCAATTTATTCTCAATACAGAAACATTTTATTACCACCAACAGATACATCATTCACCTTCGGTACAGATACAACATATGGTTCAGCAGCATTAACTGCTAATCCAGATGATATTATGGTACTAAACATTGCACGTAGTAGATTCCGTCAAAAGATCGATCCAGGAAACTGGACGTTGAGATTAGGAACAGGAGCTACAACCTACTTCACCTTTACAGACAACTCAGGTGCATCAGAGAATCCAACAGTAAACCAAGCAGGACGTGTATTTAATATTATATCGGGTTCAGGCGGAACAGCATTTTCAGGTTCAAATAGTGGATTGGTTTGGGGTTTGTTTTACCCAGATGCAGGTATCCTAGTGTTTGATGCAAATAAACTAAAGTATGCTTTAGGTATGCCAATTGTGAGTGCAAGTCAGACGCAAGGTCAAAATGCCAAGTATGGTTATAACTACGTAAAGGGTGCAACATACTTTGCTGCAAGAAGTGAAGAAAAGGTATCTTCAACACACTACTTTGTTCGTATCACAAACAAGCAATTTAACTTTACCAACAACCCTACATTTGTATCGGGTAGTAATGGTATCTTCAAATATAGCTCTATGTTAAGAAACCCAAGTGTTTACGTAACTACTATTGGTTTATATAACAATAATAACAGTTTAATGGCTGTTGCAAAACTAAGTAAGCCGTTATTGAAGAGTTTCAATCGCGAAGCCCTAATCAAAGTAAAACTAGATTACTAAAAATAACCCCTCTTTGGATAGCATCCATAGATAGACCCTCCAGCATTTGGAGGGTTTCTTTTTTTAATTAAACATATTTATATTAAACGGATGAGCGGAATATATAAAAGCCTAGATAAGTCGGACATTTCAGTAACTCCTTTTAAAGTCTATAAACGATATAAAGGTTCAGATACGGATTTTAATGCACCTTATTCATTTTATGAAGGTGTATACGCAAAGGATTTAAAAAACTTAGGAGCCACCTATCCTTATATACAAGATACGGACTACACAACAGACGATAAACTAAAACAAGCTGTACATCACAGTACAGATCATCTATTTTACCGCGAATTTGTATCCAACAACAAAGCAACATTTGGATCAGGCAACATAAATAACCAATTACGTACTTTGTTTGATCGAGTTGGTGTAATAAGTATACCACAAACAAACTACGGAGAATCGGTACTACCAGGATCGGTAGAGGTAGTTATGCCAAACCTAGGTGGAGTAAGGGGTTTACCAACGTCTGTTGTATTTGTAGATGATGCAAATGGTAATTTAGTGTTTAGTGGAAGTGTCTATACAGGAACTCCAATATCACAAAGCAATCAAGTATATCGACTACAAACAGAGCAAGGCTTACAGTATCTAAACATAACACAAAGCTTTAGCTTTTATGATTTTCTATCGAAGTATAGTACAACCACTAAGGTAAATAGCGTATTTATAGAAACATCGAGTTTTGGATTTAGTTATGGATTAACTGGAAAACCAAGCTCAAGTATTGTAATCATTCCGGCTACAGATGATTTAAACCAAGCGTTTAATTTTATGGACCAGGATTACTCAATAGGAATGTATTTGTATATTCCAATAGACTCCACAAGTGGTCCAATCCTAGAGAAAAAGAGTCCTACAGAGATAGGAGGTGTCAATGCAAACGGAGACCAAATAATATATCCTATCAGCAGATATCCATATAGTTTAGAATATGATTCCACGATACCAGGAATAACGTTCAGTAAGAGTAATGGGGACAAAACAATAACCATGTTTGTAGAGGTTGTTGCATATAATGAGTGGTTTTATTTAACTCTAAGTAGATCAGGTAGTTTATATACAATGACTACAGAAACTGAACAATCAACACTTGTTGATACTTTACAAGATTATAATTGCTCTAACACAAGTAAGATATACATTGGCGCAAACGCTGATAACACAGTTAACTGCAAGTTTAATATGGATCAACTAAAGTTTTGGACACAGAATATATCTGTAGACAACAGAAGCTTTCTAGAATGGTCAAGTGGGTCAAACTCACTAAACGTAGGAAATGTGTTTTACAAGCAAGGTATGGTAACATTAACAAACCCTTTTTGCTTAAACACAACCGGATCAAATAAACCAACCACAGTAGAGCATAGAGCAACTGTAGGCTTATACGAAACATCAATCACATGTACCATAAGTCCAGGTGAATTTGAAGTAAGTAACAATCCAACCCTACAGGTATATGACCCAAGAACAAACGAATTTAAGTTAAGAGGTTTTGCAACGGAGTCAGCGTTTAAACCATACATAACTCAGATAGGACTTTATACCGATAGTAATCAATTAGTAGTTGCTGGGAAGCTGAGTCAGCCAGTAAAAGTACCAGGCAACTTAAACACAACATTTGTAGTAAAATACGATACATAATGGCAAAGAAAAGTTATAACAGAAGACAGGTTGCAAAGAAGCATGGCTTTCGAAGTGGTCTTGAAGATCAACTTAACGAACAACTTAACGAGCATGGTATTGATGGGGATTACGAAAAGCATAAAATAAAATATGTAAAGCCATCTACCAACCACACATATACTCCAGACTTTAGACTACCAAACGGAATCTTTATAGAAACTAAAGGTAGATTTGTAGCAGAGGATAGAAAGAAACACTTACTAATAAAAGATCAGCATCCAACACTAGACATTCGATTCATATTCCAAAACTCTAACGCCAAACTAAGAAAAGGTTCTAAAACAACCTACGCAGACTGGTGTATAAAGTATGGATACAAGTATGCAGATAAAACTATACCAGCCGAGTGGTATCTTTGATATTTTTTGGGTATAGTATTGGGTATGGATGCAAAACAGGCTCAACTTAAATCACTATTAGATCAACACTTAGGAACAGGAACTCCCCATAAAAATGGAGAGGTAAGCTACTATTGTCCTTTTTGTAATCATTATAAAAAGAAACTACAAGTAAATCTAACATCCCAAAGATGGCATTGTTGGATAGATAATGCAAAGGGTAACAGCCTTGTTGCTTTGTTAAAGAAGTCAAAAGCAAGCCCATTAATAATTGATAGAGTTTCTGATCTTGTAGAATACATACCCAAACACCAAGAATCAAAAGAAGACACTAAGCGAGTATCCTTACCAGAAGCATATATTCCAATATGGAAAGGAAATCAAAACAACCCACACTTTAAAAATGCCTTTTGGTACCTAACCGAAAAAAGAAAGTTATCAAAGCATGATATATTAAAACACCAAATAGGTTATTGTGAAGAGGGGGATTATATGGGAATGGTTATAGTACCGAGCTATGATGAAAACCACAACCTAAATTACTTTGCAGGTAGAAGTTTTTATGATTCCACTTTTAGGCATAAGAATCCAGATGTAAGTAAGGATGTTATTGGCTTCGAATCTTTAATAGATTGGACCCAACCAATTACTTTAGTTGAGGGTAGCTTTGATGCAATTGCAACAAAAAGAAATACAATACCGTTGTTTGGAAAGAAAATTCTACCTAAGTTAAAACAAAAAATTATTGAACAGCGTGTCGAAACTTTATATATAGGATTAGATCCAGATGCATTAGCAGATGCTATACAAGAAGTAGAATACTTTATGAATTGTGGTATCAACGTTAAACTTTTACAGCTACAAGAAAAAGATCCTGCTGAAACAGGGTTTGCACAAATGATAGCTTTAAAGGAAAATGCAAGCACTTTGGATCTATTCGACCTAGTAAAATTAAAAATGTCGTTATGATAAATAAAATTAAAAGTAAGCTAACACAAGTAGACTATATACTCCACATTGCTGATATACACATCAGGAATTGGAAGCGACATAAGGAGTATAAGCTTGTATTTAATAAACTATTCGATGCAGTTGATGAATTACCACCAAACTCCATTGTAACAGTGGGTGGGGACATAGTTCATGCAAAAACAGACATGAGTCCGGAATTAATCCAGATGGTTAATTATCTTTTTAAAGGATTAGCTGATAGGGTTCCGACCATTGTAATTTGTGGAAACCATGATACAAATCTAAATAACAACAATAGGTTAGATGCACTAACACCAATTGTAGAAGCAACAACCCACAACAACTTATTTTACCTAAGAGACACAGGATACCACAAAGTAGGAAATGTTACACTAAACGTAATGTCCCTACTAGATGATAAAAGCAAGTACATTACTGCAGATAAGATAGAAGATAAAGGAGACTATTTAATTGGAATGTACCATGGAACACTTACAAATAGCAAAGTGGATAGTGGTTTAAATATGTCTCACGGATTAGATTGGGATACATTTGCAGGGCATGACATAGTATTGCTTGGTGATATACACAAACGTCAAATACTATCAGCAGAGAATCCACTAATATTCTATCCAGGTAGCTTGGTACAACAAAACTTTGGAGAATCTTATGAGGGACATGGGTATGCTATTGTCGATGTGAAAGCAAAAACGGTAGAGCATTACGATATACCTAACGAGTATGGATACTATACTTTGGATATAATAGATGGCGACTTACCTAAGAACTTACCAATAACATCTAAGACTAGTGTTCGACTAAGAGCAACAAACACAAGTGCTGCACAAATCAAAAAAGCATTATCTGAGATACGAAAGTTATATAAAAATAGTGAGGTAATTGTTCAGAATTTAGATAAGATTGCGGCTAACGGTGATATAGATTTAGGCAACAGTATACAGGGTTTAGATATACGAAATGTTGATTACCAAACCACACTACTATCCGATTATCTACAACAGTTTCATTTAGATCCAGAAACTACAGAGTCCATTATAAACATAAACAAATCTCTAAACTCAGCTATTCCAGCTACAGAATTGGCTCGAAATGTGGTTTGGAAACCAATCCTATTTCAGTTTGATAATATGTTTAGTTATGGTGAAGGTAATAGTATTGACTTTACTAAACTAAATGGAACAAGTGGTTTATTTGCACCTAACCATGCAGGTAAATCAGCAATATTAGATGCATTATGCTTCTGTTTATTTGATTACTCACATCGAGCAGGTAGAGCTGATCAAGTTTTAAATAATAAGAAAGATTCGTTCTGGTGCAAGTTTCAATTCCAGATCAACGGATTAGACTACTTTATCGAAAAGACGGCTGTAAAGTACGCAAAAGGCCCTCTAGCAGGTAAATTAAGGGTTGATATAGAGTTCTGGTTTATTAATGCAGAGGGTGAAAGAATAAGCTTAAATGGAGAGCAGCGTAAGGACACAAACAGAATTATACAAACCTACGTAGGTAGCTTCGATGACTTCATTTTAACAGCTTTATCACTACAAGGTAGCAACTCTAATTTTATAGAGAAGACACAAGGTGAGCGAAAGGATTTATTAGCAAACTTCCTAGATCTAAAGGTATATGACTTGTTAAGTGAGCTTGCTACAAAAGAGATTAAGACAACTATAGTACTATTAGAAGAGTACCAAAAGCAGGATTTTGAACAAAAGCTTGGAGATGCAGAACGATC